AAGTTATCAAAGTAAACGTCATAAGCTGCTGCGTTGGTCGTAGCGATATGCAAAATTAATCTATAATCACTCGCGCCAGTGGAGAGGAACGATGTGACTAAAGTTCCCTGTGCGGCAGCTACACCTACAGATTCAGGTGTAATTAAAACGCTATTATCTACGTCATAAATATATACGCCAATGTCTCCGGCTGCGTAATTAGCAGCTGTTGCGTTAACATCGAAGCTGATTTTTAGAAGTTTATTTTGATCTGCATCGTCAATACTAAAATCGTAAGAGGCACCCTCGCCCTGTCTATCAGCAGCATCTTTGGTTAGTTTAAAGTCTGCTAAGCCCCTCAAAGGTGTAGTTGTGTTTCTAGTGAAAGTCGTAGTAGCAGAACCACCAGTACCATCTACGGGTAGAACTCCAGCCGCATCGGCGTATGTAGCCCAGCCATCGGTGTTTGCAGTAGCCGAATTATTCTCGACGTAATTAATACCACCTCCACCGCCGCCGCCGGAGCCAATTTGTTGCTCTATGCCCGCATCGTCTAACTCATAAAAACCGTCCGTTTTAGCGTAGAGTTTTCTTTTCCCGGATGCTGGTGTGCTAGGCGTAGCTATTTCTGAGGCAGTTATAGTTTGGATATCTATATCGACAACACCTGAAACATTATCTGAGTCATCAACACTAATACCAGATTCTTGTATAGTTGTTCCGGTCAATCCTAATGAGCGCATTAGAACTTTATCGGTAGCCCCGGTGTAGGTGTCTATCTTGTCGTCTAATTGATCTTGAATATTGGTGTTTAAACCATTCAAATACTGGAACTCTGTATTTGAAATAGACCCATCGGCTATCTTCGTAGCATCTATTGCAGCCGATGCGTTGATGTCTGCGTTAACAATGTCACCTGTAAGCGCCAACTTAGAATAATCTATTGCAGCACTAGAGTTGATATCGGCATTCACAATTGAATCAGTTAAATCTAATTTTGAATAAGCGATTGCAGCACTTGAATTTATATCAGCGTTAACTATAGAATCCGTCAGTGTTAATTTACTATAAGCAATTGCAGCCGATGCATTCACATCAGCGTTAACAATTACCCCCGACGATATCGAGGTCACACCGGCGGCACTAATAACCACGTCACCAGTAACCGCAACCGATGTGGCTACGTTTCCAGCGCTGCCAACAAGTAGATTACCACTCGCTAGAGCTGCCAGCTTCGAGAAGTCAATCGCCGCGCCAGCTGCAATATCAGCGTTCACGATCGCACCCGAAATGACTAAAGCCGTTCCGTCGAATTCAAGAACATCGGAATTTAGATTGAGTGATAAGTCAGCGTCATCAGCAGCGTTGCGCCACGATATATCATCAGCCTGCGCTAGCCTCAAAGCACCAGCCGCCGCCGAGCTTGCGGTCTTCGAGGTATAGTAGGCAGAGATAAGCCCAAAAGTTGCACCAAAATCTACATCAGCTAGCAGTGTAAAATTACCGCCCGCCTTTTGTAGCATTCCGTTTGTAACAGCCGTTGCCCAAAGCGTGGCGTTAGTACCCCAATCGGTGTCGTCAACTTCCGGGTAGGCGAACGTTGTGCCATTGATCGTTAAATTAACACTCATCTAAAAACCTCTCTTAGAGATAATCTAGGGTATAAGTTGTGCCTTCAGCGCCGTTTGCAAAAACTCCAACAGTTGTGTTAGCTAAGTCAACATCAACAATTTGTAAGCCGTTGCCCACATAACCAGGAAGCACAGAAGTAACAGTTACTACGCCTAGGGCTGAAGTAGCTGTTACGATTCCTGCTAATGCTGGTAGTGAGTTAATAGCAAGAGCGATACTTGCAGCCTGGTCGGCAACAGTGGCACTAATGTTAAACTCGCCGTCCGCTGGAGTCGCTCCAGAGGTTACAGCTGTGATTGTTTGATTAGCTAAAGTCATGGTTTCAGTGTTTCCAGCTGTACCCGTTGACGTAATAGTAGCTGTTGCCGCTACTGCGCCTACTCTACAAACCAAAGAACCCGACCGCACACCGCCAACAAGTGAAGTGATGTGATCGGCTAGCTGAATGCCGCCTTCTTTATTTTCTGCAAAATTAACAATGCTCTCAAGCTGTGCGCTTGTTAGATCACTGCTGTTTAAAATGATACTTACTAAGCTCATTAGAATTCCTTTCGATAAAAAGGCGTGCCCGCATTGAGCAAGACACGCCTAATATTTAACTCTCAACAATTAAGAGTTAGTAAATCCACTTACGTAAACAGCTCGTGCCGGAGTTTCAAGAAACAATGCTTGATCCCCGTATACTCTCATTTCAAAACCAGCGTTTGACGGAAGGTGTAAGAAGATCTCGCCTTCTTTACCCGGGGTCTTAAAGCTGATCTCTTGAGCACCGATTCTTCGGCAACGTTTTGGCGGGAAGATATAAAGTTCACCAGCTTTAACAATGTTATAGCTAACGATTTCAATCTCACCATTTTGACCGTAGTAGCAGATCGACTCTGAACCATTTTCTTGTTTCTTCTTGCTATAGCTACCGTCGAAGCGACGAAGAGCTGCAAGGTCAGAACCAAGGTTCGCCCAAGTGTCAGGGTTTACTAGGACTACAACTTTTTCGTTTAGTCCTCGTTGTACGCCTTTTCCAACAGCGGCTAGTAGTTTCCCGAAAGTCATCTGTCCAGTAGTTGAAACAGTGTTTCCCTTCCAGAGGTTATAAGTTGCAGCGTTTATGTTGAAAAGATTTCCAGTGTTAGTAAGAATCTTTCTCATACCGGCCATTTCAGCATAAGCGAAAGTACCTGCAGAGCCAGAAACTGAACCTTTAAAGTAAACACGAAGAGCTTTAGTTGCTGAGATATCGTTGATATCTTCGATTGCAGCAGCTGAACCAGAGACGGTTACGGTTAGGGTGTCAACGTCAACAGCTGTAACTGAAAGATTCTTATCAGTATCAGAGTTAGCATCGATGTTAGTGCCGCCGCCGATTGTGTCGCTTGAGTCGCTGAAGAAAACAATTTTAGCTCCTTCAGAACCAGCCCAGATTCCTGTTGCCCAAGAAGCAGCAGTAACTACGAAGCTAGCAGTGGTTGCGCCGCCAGATGCTTCAGTAAATCCATTAATAGCAATCTCAGCAACACCGAGTTGACCGTGAAGCAAAGACATTTCAAGGCGCTTAGTGATGCTCTCAAGCATGTTCTCAACAAGAAGTTCAGTACCTTTGACGAAAGCTTTCTTAGAGTTCGAAGCGCGGGCAGCGGCATCGTAGCTCAAAGAAGAGCGAAGAAGCATTTGGTTGCCTTGGATCTGCGCGTCTTGCATTGTCATTGAAACGGAATCTTCAAGAGCGAAGGCTCCGGCGTCAGCTGCTGCGTAAGTTACGCCTTGCTCAGCTGCTACGATTACTGGTTGATGATACTTGTTACCAGTTTCTTTATCGCGTTGTACGAACGGAATCATTTTTGTGATTTTAGCTGCTTCTGGGATAAGGTTTTCTATGCTGTCGCCATAAGCTTCTTTAAATAAGCCTGATAGGGCTGCTGGATTTGTAGCCATTTTATTATTTCTCCATGAAATATAATTAAGTTGATTGAAGTAAAATTAAGTTTTTGGTTTTTTAGGTTGGATACATCTTTTAAGTGTCATCCGAGACGGGTAGATCACTAAAGCGTTCGCCTTTTGGTTTGCTTGTTTGGTTGGAATCTTTTGGTTGTGATCAATAAAGGTACATAACCGCTGTCTTCGCCTCACACTAAAAGTGTATGATAGTTTTTAGTGCAAGGCAAATAAAACGCGTCGGTATTATTCTTGGCCTGACTTTATTCGAGCCATCTTAGCTTTCCAGTCGTCTTTGCTCATCTTCTCAGTTTTACGAGCGCCAATACTTTGACCGCCTTTAGGTTGTTGGCCACGCCCTACGACATTTGGCTTCGACAGTCTTCCGGTGTCATACTTGCGTATCTTTTTGGCAAGATCATCACCTAAAAGCTTAAGAAGTTCCTCGCCCTCTAAGCCAGCGAAGAGACTTTTCTGTTGCTCGGTATATTCTTCTTTTACTAAATGAACGACATCGGTAGGCTTTAGATCCATCCCACGCTTTAAGCCTTCGTTCATGTAGTAGGCAAGGCGCTGTACGGTCTGCGGTGTTTTTGGGAGGCCGCTATCTTGCAGACAAGATTGAAACGACTTCTCGTATTCTTCCTTGTAACCATCAGCTAATTGCTGAAGCTCAGCGTCTTCGGCTTCTTTTTTCGAGCGCTCTTCTTTTTCTTTTTGAGATTCTACGTTCTTCCTTAAATCTCTAAGCTCACGGTCCTTAGGATCCATCATCTCATCTTCAAGAACTTGCATGAGATGTGTTTCTGCAATCTCACGAAGGTTTATACCAAGTTTAGGGTTACTTAGTATAGAAATTGGATCATTTTTAAGCGCTTCTATAAAAGACACGGCTTCCTTGCGCATACTCGCAGCTTCTTGAAACTTCTTATCGGCAGCTTTACCTTTGCCGTAGTCTCTTAAAACTTCGTCCTCATCTACTTCCAGCTCTTCACCGTCTACCATAACTCTAAGCATTCTTCTAGCTTCGGCCTTGGCTTCTGATAACGATCCTTCTTCTTTTTCGGTGGGCTCTTCTGTCTCTGGTACTTCGACAGCTTCGGCACTCTCGACTGGCTCACTTGATTCTACTGACTCGGCGACTTCCATTAAATTCCTCCTGATAATATGGCTTGTTGTTCGTCTATGATGGCTTGAGATTCTGGATCAGTTCCTTGCGGTGAGCTAGGCAAGTTTGGATCGCCCGGCAGATTGGCGTTCAAGGCAGAACCAGCGTCCATGTTTTGGCCGACCGCTGGCGTTGGCGGAGCGGCTTGTGGAGGCGGTGCCATGCCTTGCTCGCCTAGTAGAGCTAATAGCTGAGGATCTGTTTCTTGTAGTAGTAAGAAGTGTTCTTGGATATGTGCGGTTACGGCATTAACAATATCAGGGTTTTCCCTAGCTTCTGGGCTGGCGAGTACAACCTTATGTTCTCTAACATGGATAGCGTGGGCGTCCGTAACCATGGCTTGAACAGGCTGAGATTCAAAGAGCCGCTCATTCTCTGCACGAACTAACATTAGCTCAGCCTGATCACTCTCGATGATCGGTTCTAGGCGACCGGTGCTCATGACCTGGATGTATTGCTCGGCTGTCTTAACGAATCCTTTTTCGAGTAGCGCGTCTGCTAAGTTAACTTTACCAGCTACCGTTCTAGTCAATGGGTTCCCAATATCAACCATAACTCTAGATATTAGCTTTAGATCGTCCCCGGTAAATTCCCTCATAAACGGACGATTAGCTTTACCGGCAATCATCGCCACCCTTGGAACCGCTGCAAAATCCTGAAGTGTTTGAATGGTTGCTGTAGCTACGTCTTCAAGTAGATTTATCCACGCACCTTCAAGGTCTTTTGAAAACTGTACTGCCATGGCCTGGACAAATGCAATCGCTGCACCTGACTTGAGACTAGCCTCGGGCTGGCCACGAGCTACGGAGTTAACCGCGCTTAGTGTCTCTACCATGTTCTCTAGCTTTTGAATGAGGTTGTATAATTCCGGCGCACTTTGAGTTAACTGCAGAGCTTCAAGCTTACCGTTTCTTTGATCATACTCAAAGTAGTTCAAGCCTTCTGATAGCTGCGTATGGGATAAGTTTCCACCTTTCGGCCCAGTGATAGACTGAACACCGAACTGCTTGTTATTGGTCATAGCGATAGAGTAGAGCCCGTCGATAGCTTCTTGCAGTGGAAGGATGTCGTACATCACCGTGTAGCCGAATGGAGTTGAGTCCTGGTGGGAAGGTTCGAACCTAAATACCGGAACTTTTCTATAAGGCAGCGGGCCATCAATAAGAACTAGATCACTTGATAGAAAATGAACTTCTCTGCCGTCTTCTAGCGCTGGGGATCTCGGATGGTAAAACGTGTAATAAGGGACAAGGTCTGAATCCTCGAAAATGTTCGGGTTGACAACATAATCATCAAGCATCTCCGTTACCGATGGTAGGGCTTCAATGTCCATTTTGTATTCTGGATAGAGCGCCATCAGGTCATAACGATTCTTATACGATCTAGTTATCTTCCAGCCGTCGCGGTTTTTCTTAACTGAGGTGGTGTCGGTGATGACATCGATCGGAGCAAAGGACTCGTATTCAATATCACCCTCAGCTACTTCAATACCGAGTTCGTTCTCTCCGTAAGTTGTGCCTTCATTTGCGTTCCAAGTACAAGCCACGTATGAGTGATCATAAATTAAGCCGTGCTCAAGCGTCTCCACTGTGAAGCGCTCCATTCTCTTTTCACGGTTGTAGTAGTCAAGAAGACCGGCGGCGAGGATGGTTTGCGCCATAGATTTATAATCAGTGTTGGTGGCTCGGGGGTCAAAAGCTGGCCGTTGCTGGGTAGTCAGGCTTTTAAGATGGAGCGCGATGTTTCTATAATGGTTCACATTGATCTTAGTGAATTCACCTTGCTCACCGGCGTTTTGCAGCTTGCCTAGTACAGCGGATTGTCTGTAGTAAGCGTCATATGATCTGCGCCACAGGTAGAGCCTTCCAGATTTTCTAAGGAAGTCGTAGTAGTCGTCAATTCTTGTAATTAGGCTCGGCAGTAGTTCGTCAATCCCTTTAGCAGCCCAGTACATTTCTTCGGCGTCTTGCCCTTCGTCCAGCCCGTCGTCCAGCCCGTCAATGGGCGTGTTTAATTCATCTACCATGATTACCTTCCTAGTATGTTTTTAAGTGCGCTATTTGCTCCTGAATCACTTGTCCGTTTGTACTCAGGGATAAAATGTGTGTGATCAGATAGTTTGTATAATGATGGAATCGGGTTGGTTTGTCTATCCAGGTTCCTCACAAGGTAAACCAATGCTGCCAAGTGATCAAAGTGACCGTAAGCCGTAGTCCTTGCGAATTCCTTGCGCTTCTCATTGAATACGCCGTACTTCAAACAACCGATAAGCTTCTCGCATTTAGGAGACACTCGCAAACGTCCCTCACTCACAAGGATACGAACCTCATTGATCATCGCATCGAGTGAATCCTTTGAGGTCGGCGTGAAGAAACAGTCATGCAGTGAGCCTAAATCTTGGAGAAGCAGAAGATTGTTGTTATCAGAGATTCTTGTATATGGTTCGATGTCTCCAAAAACCTCCACTTCTTTTTCTCTGATAGCATCGGCTAGCTTCGGAGTCGTCATTGTCGGACCACTCATGTCTCCCTCATCTTCAATATAAAGGATGCCACGCCTAAAGTCATAGGTTCCAAAAATATACGCCGTCAAGTCTTTGACACCTAAATCCATAGCCGTGTAGCGGTGCATAAACTGCGAATAACCATCTTTTTCATAATTAGAAACGAACTGGTCTCTCCACTCAGGGATGATAGATAAATTGTCATCGACCACGAACATACAAAGATACTCACGCTGGTATGTGCTTGAATCCTTGCCGCCGGCATCTCTTGCGTAAAGCTCGATAGTCTCCGCGGTTATGCTGTCATTGTCGTTGATTGTAAATTCTGAATAATGACCTGCGATCTTACATTCTTGGGCGATATAAAAATAATCATGTGCTGGGGTTTTCGGTGGGGTAGAGGCTAGCAGGGTTTTCGCACCCGTTGTTAGCGTTTGCGGTATGAGAATAGAACGCATTAAATAATCCAGCTCAGTACAAAAACCAGCTTCGTCGATAATATTAAGATCAGAAGAGGTTCCGCGAAGATTCTCATAGTTTTGGTTATCCGTACCCGCAAAGTGTATCTCCGAGCCGTTCGGAAATCGGTAAAACGAATCGATCGTGGAATACTTGGGGAGTAGATCATGAGGACAGTCCTTAAAGATGATTTTCATGATCGGCAAAGTGATCTTACGAAGCGCCTTAGCCGTTGGAGCCGCGAACCTAACCTGGGCACCTGGCTTTTTTATCGCGGTTTCTATAGCAATCAAGCATAGAATGAAGCTCTTACCAAAGCGCCTTGAACAATTGACAGTATATTTAATGCAATCCTTATCATCTATAGCTCTTATTATAGCGCAATAAAGATTATCTTGATAAGGCTTTAGTTTGTATTGAAGTTTACCTTTCACCCAGGCAATTCTTGTTGCAGATTCTTTAGCTCTTTTCTGAACTTCTGAGAAGCTTAACAATTTCACCTTCTGACAGGGTAATGGTGTCGTCGTCTTCTTCCCAGGTAGAGTTGTCGATTCTGTTTTTTTCGGTTCCATCCGATTGCCCTAGTAGAACTTTGCCCAGAAAAATAAGCATCGTCGTGTTGCCTTTTAGTGCTTGGTCTATTTGTGCCCTTCGTAAACTCATTTGGGTTTTAGATGCAAACTTAGCTCTGAGGTCGGCGTAAGTAGCATCGTTCATGCCCTCGACCTCTCCCCATTTTTTGCATCTACTCGCCAGCGTTCTTTTCGAGATACCGAACCATCCACAAATTTCTTCGACGGTACAAAACAACTGACATAGCTTTTGGAATTCTTCGTAGTCGACAGGGATGACTGGTGCGCCTAATTTCGCATTTTTAGTGCCAGATTTATTTTTGATATCTCGCCCTCTAAATCCTTGAGCTTTTCACTTACGTCTGAATCTTGTGATTCTCTTATATTATACTGCGTTGCAATAAAAACGAGAACCGCAGGTGTAGAAATAGACAGCACTACTTGAGCTAAGCCAAAACTCTGCTGCATGAGGATGCTTGTCACAGTGAAGCTAAGAGACAACCCCACCGCTGCTATGTAGCAGTATTCGCTATACCGCAAAAGGGTCAATCACTTCGCGCATACATGCGATCTTTAGTGCGTCGACTGCGATCTGTTTCATGTTCGGCGGATCTAGTTTAATGGCTAGGATTTTATCGCCTTCGACTCTAAGTGTAGCTTTTGAGAAAGTGTTGTCAGGGAACTTGATAAGTCCTACAGCCGTGAAAACTGGAACTTCGTCAAAGATATGCCCAACCGTAATCTCATTAAGCTTTTCGTTCTTACTTTTTGTTTTTCTTGTCTTTTTTAGTACTAGCTCTGTCATCGTCGTCCTTGCCTTTAGGGTTAGTAAGTTCCTCTAATAAATATCCTAGCTCATGCTCTTTCACTTCGCTCATCATTTGCTCATGTAGTGAGGTAATGAACTGTTGTGATTTAAAGACTCTCTCGGCCAAAAACCCCTCGAAGGTTCCTCGGCTTATAAGGTCATGCATGCTTACTAGTGCTTTTATCGCTGATACTTTTTGGTTAAGTTCTTCTGGAATTTCAGGCTTAGGCTCAATCTCTGGCATTTTGCTAATCTCCTTATCGCGGTTTAATTAGGATGCTTTATTATGATGAGTATAGACAGTTTTAATACTAATAAGCAAGTATTCTAAATGACAAATGGATCATAACTAAAAAAGTTTTCTCTATAACGCGTTGTCATAAACCTCGATAGAAACGGTGCGGTTATATGCGAGATAGTAATAGTTTTCCGCTCGGCGTCGATTAGCCTGCGATATGAGTTGATCAGTTCTAGGGCTATACCGCACTCTTTATAATCTTTTTTGACATAGACGTAGTGAATCAGCGGCTTCTTTGCGTCACATACTAGATAAGCATATATTTTTGTCTTATCGGCTGGATCACACGCTACGATAGTATGAGCACCGGCAAGGATGATTTTTATCTGCGTAGCTTTTTTGTCGTACCAGATCTCTTTAGGCACGTAGTATTCAAATCCTGGTTTGTCTCTTAGACTTCTTAGCCAGGTCGCAACAATGAAGTTGATGTCTGATTCGTGGCCTTCCCTTAGGGAGATTTTCATCTATTTATCTCGTCCTTTTCCCAAGAAATTGGCTTGTGACTTCAATCATTCTTGTAAAATCAACCAAACAACTAAAGCTATGATTACTACGCTTACTAATAACTCAATCATTTTTTATATCCAAAATTATCCTAGCAAACTCTACTATATTTTCAGCCTCAACGGTAAACTTCCACTTCTCACCATTTTTTCTATGCATGACTACCGGTATTTGTCCTGGTAGTGCATCTCTCTTAGCTTGTTGAAAGGCCGCAGCCATCCGAAGAGCTTGAGTATATTTGACTTCAATGTGCAAACGCTTGTCAAACACCACATCAGGAGAATCAGGGGAACCAGAATACTGCACTCCACGACGTGCATTGGTGTTAAAGGTCTCCCGAAGACATTTCGCAGCATCCCTTTCACCTCTTTTGCCTTTCTCACAACTTGAAATCCTTTTCTTTTTTAATTCCATCTAATCCAACCCAACTTCTCTAGCTTCAAGCATCATGTGCAGCTCAGATCTCACATCCTGATAAATTTCAGTAACACTTTCATCATATTCACCGTGTTTAATCTTGCTTCTTAAAATCTGATCCAGCTCATACAAAACGTATTTGTATTCCGAAGCGTTTAGATAATCTCGGTGCTCTTGCTCGTCTTCTGTTTCGATTATGTATTTAGTCATAGTTTAACTTTTCCATCAGCTCTTTAAAGATTTTTTCTTCTGCTGTAATTTCAGCATCTCTGTAATACATCCCCTTAGAACAGCTGTCTAAAAAAACGCGATCATCCATAAAACAATCTTTATCATAATCACCGCTTTCAATAGCCTTAAGTGATCTTTCCATTTCATTTTTAAGTTCTTCAAAAGCTTCTCTTAGCTTATTAAGATATTTTTCTGGAATCTCGGTGGGTGATTCATTGGGTGGAGAAATCTCTATAACTCTAAACATATTTAACCTTCTTTAAATCATTCATCTTCGGATTATCTTCAATTTTTCTACCATCTCCAACTCAATTTCAATTCGCATTTCGACGTTACAAAGTTGTTCATAAAATGCAATTATGTCCATCTTACGCCAAAGCAATAATTCATTGTCGTAGTTCTCATCCTCAATGGTCTTTATCGAGCGATCCGCCATCTCTTTAAGAGACTCGAAAATTTCTTTGAGCTGTAGCTGGTATTTTTTTTCCACGCTAAATTCCTTCCTCTTTCGTCTTCTTCTCTCCTTTTAACAGGTTCTCTTTAACTATAGCGATTGGCGTCATCGCCCCGAAAAGATGACCGCATATAAACCCAATCGCGAACACAACCATCGGTGTATTAAATCCTACATTCACTAAAAACTGCGAAACCGTCAGAGAAGTATCTCCACCAACTACTACGCAAACGAGATCATAAATCCCTAGCGTGATGATTAAAGTAGTTGTGACCAGCGCTGTCGTTTTCATTGTTAGTTTTACAAACTGCATTTCTTTTCCTGATTCATAGCCAGCTCCTGCACCAGCTCGCGCTCTTGATCCAACCGTTGTATAAAGTCACTTGATTCACTTTTGCTCCATTGCTCTAAATGTCTCTTTGCACCCTTTGATAGAATCATCATTTAATTTTCTTTATATGCCGATCCAGTTCCTTCGCCAACGGAAACGGACAACCAGGTTTTTGCGCCGCCCGAT